AAGCATTTGCCCAGAAAAATAGAGAGATGTCTTTTTCGTTTGTAGTTGAGAGTCTGTAATCTACAAACGAAAAAGACATCTCTCTATTTTTCTGGGCAAATGCTTCCATCTCATCACCCGATCCATAGTAAATGTAATCGGCTACAAAACGTAGTTCATTACGATCAATCACGAATGATTGTTCCGCAGTTCCCGTAATCTTTGCTATACGATGATTAACTGGGGGTCTTACAGTTAATTCAATATTAATGGGTTCATCAATCATATATAAGGGTAGAGAGTGAACCTTCAGGAATGGGAATAGATCACTTAAATCAATTGCGTATGAGGGAGACTCTGCTGGGCTCCCGCCGTCCATAATCGCAAAGGGAAGCATCTTTCGGTCATCATCGTCTATATCACGTCCAGTATCTAGTGTATAATCAGGGGCAATTTTGGAATCACCATCATCATAATCGAACGAATGATTCATGTATCTCCCAGTAGTGTAAAGTTCGCGTTCAACGTGATTCTCGTTTGTGATGTTTGCCGACTTGAAACTATGTAGATAATCCCAATCAGAAATCTCATTTAATACTTTATTACCAATTTTAAGAACAGCTGTCTTGATTATAGAACCAATACCAACATTCGCAGGGTATATCGCACGACTTACAGCCGCCGCTGGTGTTAAACTCAGGAATAGCTTACTATGGGAATGCAAAAATCCTTTTCGTTGTAAAGTAAATCTTATGAAGCCATCAACAGTAGAACCACTCCCTTCATTAAAGACAACCGGATCTAGAACCGAAGTCTCCACCTTCTGTAAATAGTTTACGGGAACTTGAGATAGACGTAGAAAATCAGGGATAGCAGCAGCAGTACTCATTTTATACTATGAATAACTATAAAAAAATAAATTACATATAAAAATTTAAATGTGGTATAAATACTAATCCAAACTAAAAAATCCATCTTTATCTTTTTTAATTTTAAAATGTTCTGCTGCTATATTATGACTTAATGCTACATCTTCTTCTTCTGATTCTGATTCTTCTGATTCTGATTCTTCTGTAGTATAATCAGAATCATATAATATACTTACATACTCATATAAGGATTTAGTAAAATCAAAGACTTCTTTTAATGTTTTATGTTGTGATAAATGTTCTACTATATTGACTATTTCTTCTGTTGGTTCAACCATTTTATTATTAGTAACTAAAAAAAAGATATCTTTTAATCTACTGAACCAGCTGAATTCCATTACTAGACCATAGCAGAGTTGCCCTTGCTTTCACATAAATAAACACCGAGATTGGATTATCAGATGTAAGGGTGCTTTCAAGCGAGCATCCCCACTGCGCAGTCTTGAAATCTTGTCCAGTATTGAACTGGGAGTATTTAACACCCAATCCCATTAATGCTCCACCATCAGCTACATCAAGGTAAGAATCAGCTGCGACTCCCAAATTATATCCACGATTGTTATTTTCTACACTCACCGATGTGCGGTCAGCCATGTATTCAGGGATTACACTATCTACAAAGTTTTTAAGGAGTTGTGAATCAACAACAGTCGTATTGGGGTCTTTGGAAATATTAGTTACTGTATCAAACTCTTCTGGATATTTTACACCACCACGCAAGAACTGAACTCTTGTAAAGTGAACTAGTGAATTATCATCATTAGAAGGGTATGTCGTAGCATGACCATTTGCCGTAAGAGTATTAATATGCGCCGATGGAACAAAGTTCATAAATACCGACTGGACTGATTTTAAGCCAAGACTAAACTGTAACTGAGCATTCGTAGAATTAATCGTTGTGTAAAGAGAAGTAATCGTATTAAACTCTAATGCTCCTTGTGTATCTTTAGCCATAGAACCCATCTGATCCGCAGGAATATCATGCACTTCATAAGTCATTTCAAGATTTTCTAATACATAGTGAGCATCACCAACTCCCGCAGAATCACCACTACGCGAGAAAAGTGCTTGCTGATCCGGTGTTAAATGAATCTCTACCTCAATCCCACCGAACGAAGTATCCATAAGATTAATCATATTACCCGACTGGATAAAACCACAAGGGAGTTTACACGAGAAAAAGTTTTTCTTGCTTCCCGAAGCATTATTAACCATAACTCGCTCAAACATAGCTTCAGAGTTCGGCATAATTAATTCAGTCTCATTTAAATGACCCATTAGATCTTGCTTAGACGAACCAAGACCCAAATATGAACTCAAATATCTTGGATAGTGGCGAAGGTGTTCGCAAATAGTCTTGGATTTATTGTGGCGGATAATAAGTTGATCCCATAAATTATAAATACCAAGGCGATTATCCATAGATATTTTGGTAGCATCACCAGTAAGAATGGGGGTGGGACTAGCTAGATTGTCTTTAAAAAAAGATACTTCACCAGCGATGCGAATAGATTTCGGATCTAATACTCCCGACTGACTCTGGATAGTGAACGATAAGGTTGGGAATCCGTTCTTGAAGGAGATTTTACCGTTAGAGGGAATATTGTTCGGCCTTATACTAACGTAGCGGGATGTAGACATTTTTATAAATGATTACATATTAAAATTTAAATTACAAAATAACTAAAATTAAATTAATTAAAATAAAATTATACTTGGACTTCTATTCCCGTTGATCGCATTACAAGACGCCTGATATGGAATACATGAGATAGAACCATCTTCGGTTTGGACGGCGGAGTCACTTCTTGATATTGTAGTTGGACAGTCAGATCTTTCGATCGCAAATCCATCGCGCCCATTCCGACGGCGAAACCACGAGCTAACACCCAGTTTTCAAGGTAACGAACAAAGGATCTTGGAGTTACTCCTGCATTATCTAATCCCTTTTCTAATTCAAAGAGATGGAAAGCATCAATAGATTTACGAGTCGCACATTTTTTAGTTCCAATGGGTCTGCTGGGGACTAGTTTTCCATCAATCGTATACTGAACTGAACTGAGCTGATCACATACTCCCACATATCCACTTCGGTTGCTATTGAGTCTAACGTCCATAGCGTCAGCAGTTATTTCATAAGTTTCAGATGCCGAGATTAATTGAGCAGATGTATAAATAGAACTATCGGTTGTGACCACGCACAGCGATTTTGCCCGTGAATTATTTGCGTGGACTAAAAAGGACGTTTGGCGATCACTTGCTAGTAAAGAGTTCTTGTAAGTAGTTACACTATGAATATCAAACTCTATTGCTTTTCCTTCTCTTGCTTTGGCCACCATTCCCTTTTCATAAGAAGGGTCTAGTTCTACTTGATGAACAACTAAATTAAAATTAGAAACTGTATAAGATGCTTCATAAGTAGTCTCTTCAGATACCGCCGTAGAATAAGCAATCCAGTCACCCGATATAATATCCGTTCCCGTAGCATTTGTAATAGTTGTATCTGAAAAGATAACTTCTACCGCAGATAGATCGGTACAAGCGTTAATCTCACTAATAATTAAATCACCGCTGAATGATGCCGTAGATGAGTTATCAGTTTTGTAAGCAAAGTTAATACGCTCACCAACTACAAATGGGAAACGAGCAACACCATCAGCATCACCGCTAATGCTATTCTCTTCCGCAAAGTAAAGACTATCAATAGAAGTTCCATTTACCCAATTACTTGCGACGGCGCCACTCACAGTATCAAGGACAGAAGCATATACGGGATTTAATAGCTGTCTGCGGTCTTTTACAGCATTATCTAATTGTTTAATAACTCTTGCTGCTGGTTGAAGGTCAAACTCTAAATAAAGACCCTGAGTCATCATAACTGGGAAGATAGAACCGCTGAATATACCGCTGTGAATGGGGACACAACATTTAGCCGTAGTGAAGTCACCATCAACCATAGAAGCGTTCTTACCGGCATTTGCTTGGAAATAAGGATTGGTAGTTACATCAGCACAAGCAGACTTGGAAGTTCCAAGCGATCCGCGGTTGGATTCGGTGTATGTAGTTCCACCTTCGGTCATAGCCCGAAGGCTTCGTAGTGATTCATCTGTATCATAATCATACTTTAATGCTACAAGAGAAGAATATTCAGTCAGTTCTTCTAGAAGGACTCCACGCGAACCATCATAGATGCGTAGATTCTTGAATAAAACACCCGCTCCCGCTTCGTCAAGTTGAAGAAGAGTTCTGTTGCCTTCCGCTACTCCCGAAGGTAGAGAAAGTTTTACATCAAACTCTAAATAACTATCTTTACCCGACATGAATTTAGTTGTTGGGGGGATGTATAGCGAAATTTTTTGGCCACCGCTGTATGATAGCCCATTTTCCGATGGAATCTCAACTTTGGTTTCACCAATCTGTACGACATCATCTACGCGCCAATATGAACTCATTTTATAATTTAACTAATATTTTAAATATAAAAAAAATTTTAAAA